TAGGTAATGCAGAAAATCAGGTACGGCGAAGTAATCGACACCGCAGACGAGAATAAGCCAGTAGACTCTATGGTCGGCTTGCTCCTAGAGGAAATCGTCTCCCGAGAGGAGGAGCTTAGAGAGCAACAGGCTCACATCGAAAACTTTCCCCTGGGAAACGAGTTTGAGCCTACGCAAGAAAACCGCTTCAACGGCATGGAAAAGCTGCGGGACATTTCTCGCAACAACTACGCTAAGGTTATTGTTGACGCGGTGAGCTCTAAGTGCGGCATTGAAGGTTTCCGCTCTGCGGTAGATACCGACGAAGAAGGCGACTCTAAGATTAGAGAGTTCTTCGACCGCGACGACATGGGTTTTGCTATGCAGGACGCGGTAGACCTCGCGTGTACTTACCGTAAGTCGTACCTGTATGTGGACCCTAAAACTGGTCGTCAGCGTGTCATTCCTCCTAATAACTCTGCTGTCATGCTAGACGCAGCAGGAGAACCTGTAGCGGCTATTGTGCTAACTCGTGAGAGAGCTCTTAAGCGGGACACTATGCGGGTATTCATGAGAGCTGTAAACAGCGAGACCGGACTGGCAGAGGGGAACTTGCATGTCTTCCTTGCTGTTGCAGAGCACGACAACCTCTTCCGGGACAGCCCTTCGTCAGTAAAACTGACCGGAGAGGACACTGAGATTCCTCTGTCTGGACAGATTCGCTCCGGCTGGGTATGGTGGAAGAAAATTACCGAACCAAAGACCCAGCGCGTACCTGTTACTGTTCTTAAGAATAAGGACGGCAAGAACGAGTTCGAGGACGCGACCGACACCATCTCACGAATCAATCACATGATCTGGCAGAGAGTTATCGTCGCGACCATGCAGGGCTTTAGACAGAGAGCGGTTAAGGGTGACTTCAAAAAGACGGACTCCCGAGGTCGAGAAATCGACTACGGAAAGCTCTTCGAGCCAGGACCAGGCTCCCTATGGCAGCTCCCAGAAAACGCTGAAATGTGGGAATCTTCCACCTCGGACATCTCCCAGCTCCTCCTCGCAGTCAAGGACGACGAGAAGGCTCTCGGTGCGCAGACCAAGACCCCAATGAACCACTTCTCGGACTCAGTGAACAACTCCGCAGAAGGCGCGGCCTCACAGAAAGAAGCTTACTATGACAAGATCGAAGATCGCAGAAAGCGCTTTGGCTCTCGTCTTCGTCGCCACACTTCGGTTCTCCTTGAAGTCAACGGAGAGTCCGAGCGTGCGCGCATTGAAGACTTGGAAGTCATTTGGACCCCAATCGAGTCCCTTTCTCTGACCGAACGCACAGCGGCTTTTGCCTCCCTCAAGGGCCAAGGCTTAGCTACCAGAACCGCTCTCCGCGAGGGAATGAAGTTCACCCCGGCAGAGATTCAGAGAGCTCTAGAGGAGCTCACAGAGGACATCATCGACAAGCAAATGGCTATCGCTATCGGAGGACAGACCCCTCTCAACAAGTCTTCACAGAACTCCGGACAGGGCCAAGCAAAAGCTCCCGGCGATACCGCTCAGACGCTAGAAAAGGCGAAGTCAGAAGGAAGAAAGGCTAACCAGAGCTCATGATTTCTGCAAACCAGCTCCCAGCTAAACGCTCCGTCTATGAGTACCCAGCGGCGTACCCTGGACAGGAGCTAACTCCGGAGCAGCAAGAGAAAGCTTTGACGGCTCGTGTTGCAGGAGTCATTCTGGGTGTGGCTTCGGCTAAGGCCGCTATCCAGGACACCGTGACCATGCAGATCGTTGCTCTTTTGCATAGTGCAAACCTGACGACCGAGGCCGGTATTAAAGCCTTCGCAAAAGCGGCAGCGAAGATAGTAAAAATTGCTTCTCGTAAGGCTCAAGAGGTAACATGGGTAGGAGTCAGATCTCGCGCTACTGCGGTCGGGGTCCCGTTCACGGCAACCATGCCAAGAGAGCGAGACATTCCTGTCAAACTCCGTACAGGCCGCACAACAGACCTTGAGACCGCGTACGCGAGACTGGCCGAAGAATACAAGAAAAATCTAGATCGGAAGCCAGAAGATCCCGTTATCCAGGAATTGGTAGCTCAGTACGAAGATGAAGAGATCTCTCCTCTGCCACGTCCAGATAACGTGTCCTCTGACGCAGTAGAAAGGATTGCGGATGGGAAAGCCGAATGGGCAAAGGCATTTGAAGAAGCCAGCGAAGAAGAGGGCCGAAGCGAGCCAGAAGGCCCGAGCGACGAGGAGATCGCGCGAGATAGCCTTAAGGAGAGAAGAAGAATACTCCGAGAGGAACAAGCCAAAGAGCTTGAAAAATTTAATGCCGCCGTTGCCAAGTCTAGAGGTGAGCGCCAGGACCAGGCTAGAAATGCCCGAGCTCAGTATCAAGAAGCACTTATCCAGCGAGAAGCCGATCTTCTTGAAGAAGAGCGAGCCTTTAAACTAAGCCAGGCCGAGGTACAAGCGGTTATCGAGCGCTACGCAGAGCACAAAGCGGGTGAACGCGCAGAGAGAATGGTCAGCCAGGACATCTCTGGTGCCTCTCGCAACATCTACTCTATCGCGATTGACTCCATTAAAGACAATGAAGTTATCGGCTATCGACGAGTAGTTCACCCTGAGCTCTCTAAGTCCGGACAGTCTTGCGGTCTGTGCATTGTAGCCTCCACGATGGAATACAAAAAGTCCGACCTATTACCTATCCACAGCGGTTGCAATTGCGAGACCTGTGAGATATATTCTAAGGACGGGAAGATCTACGACCCAGGCCACATTATCAATATGGAGGACCTGGAAGTCTTTTATCGTGAGGCCAAAGGAAGTACTCACGGCTGGGATCTCAAAAAGAGCCGGTACAAGATCGTAGATCACCCAGAGTACGGCCCCACACTTGTTAACGATCATCCGAACAAAGCCGGAAAGATTCAGAAGGAGTACATCCCCGCAAATGTCTAAGATTGATATTAACGACCTATTGAAGGTCATTAACGTTCTCTCCCCGTCCGAGGAGGAGAACCAGGAACAGAACAAGGACCCTAAAGGGGACGATCCAAAGCCTAAGACCGAAGAGGAGATTCGAGCAGAGGTTATCGCTGAACTTGAAGCGGCTAAGAAGTCTAAGGAAGAAGATCCTAAGGAAGATCCGAAGGAAGATCCTAAGGAAGATCCTAAGGAGGACCGAGAGGTTAAGCATATCGAACGAGCCATTAAGACTGGTCTCAAGGACGCAGATGTTGACGACTCCGTAGCTAAGCAGCTCTCTAGTTTTGTGAACTATGCTACACTCAAAAACGAAGAAGGCGAAGCGGACGACGAAAAGATTAACTCGTTTGTGGAGCTTGTTTCAAGTGTGGCTCGAAGAGTACCCCCGAAAGGGGCACCTAAGAGTGGCGCTAGCGACGATGGAGGCTTCGGAAAGTACCTCCAAGATAAGTAGCTATTAGGAGGAATATAGTGGCACATACGAATAATCTAGGCTTCCAGCCTTACGGCGATTGGACTTCTATCGAAGACTACCGCTGGCGCGTAAGCTCTTCCGGCATGGAAGACGGCCAGAACGGTAATCTGGTAATCGACGACGCTATCAAGGCGGAAGGCGATCACCGCATTGGCGGCTGGGTAAAGTCCGGCCTGCCTGTCTACCGAGACGGCGACAATCAGCTCCGCTTCTTCACCGAAGAAGCAAAGGCCAGCGGCGCAAAGGCCGTAGGCTTCCTGCACTCTGTACACAAGATCACGGACGTTAACGAAGAGTTCTACACGGGTTCTATCCCTGTTGGCGTGCAGACCCGTGGCGAGGTCATTTGCCAGTGGCTTCCGGTCGAATTTGATCCGGAAGACCTTCCCGCTCGATTCACTAACACCGTACTCTAGAAGGGAGATAACACATGGCAAAGAAAGTCAATAGAGACTTTATCGACCCAGCAGTAGCCGTCAATATCGCAAGAACCACTCTTGCGGAATACGACGTTAACGACTCTAACTCTCTGGCTAACTACCTGCCTTCGCAGGAAGTCCCAGACATTGAGTATGAGATTTCCGTAGGTCAGGACGCGGGCTTCATTACTGCGGCTAACTGGCGTACCTTCGGTGGTGCAACCACTTCCGAAACCTGGGGTGGCGGACAGAAGTCCCGTGGCCGATTTATGCCACTGGCACGTAACTTCACCCTTGATGAAGAAGGCGCTCTGCGTCAGCGCAACAACTCCGACGCTCTGATTGAGCGAGAGGCTTCCAACCTCGTTCGTCGTGCTTCCAAGGCTATTGCTATCGCGGTTAACCGCCAGCGAGCAAACGCTTTGCAGCATGGTCACGTCAAGATTGAAGGTTCTGGCGGCTTGCGTCAGACCGTAGATTTCGGTCGTGACGAGCGACTTACCACCGTTGCTCCAAAGCTGTTCTCCGACGAGACCGCTGACATCCTCGGCTACATCGAGTCCCTCGCGGACCTTTACGAGGAAATCAACGGCTACCGTCCAGAACAGGTCATGATTCCTTCTGAGGTACGTCGTCGTATCAACATTCACCCACAGATTGTTGGCGCAGCGACCGACTCCGAGACTCGACCACGAGCAACTCAGTCCGAGCTGAATACTCTGTTCTCCGAGTACCGTCTCCCAGAAATCATTGACACCCCTAACGGCATTATTCAGGTTGACGACCTGGATACCGGCAAGGTTCGTCGCGTACGTTTGTTCGACCGCGACTCCATCTTGTTCCTGCCTAGAGGTGGCAACGCTACCGACCCAGAGGGCTCCATCCTCGGTCGTACTTTCTGGGGCAAAACCATGTCCTCTGACCTTCCTGAGTTCAACGGCACTGGCGGCGAACTGCCAGGTATCGTTGCGGCTGTTCTGGAAGAGTCTTGGCCTTACAAGCAGGAAGTTATCGCTGACGCTCTGGCTATGCCAGTCATGTTCAACGCGAACTTGACCTTGAAGGCGAAGGTTCTTGACCTGTCCGAACAGGCAGCAACCGACCCAACCGCTACTGACGGCGAAAAGGCTGGCCTTGGCGAAGTAGCAGAAGGAACTGAGGGCTAAAAATGGGTAAGGTTTTGAAGTTCAATGTTACTCTCCGTAGAAGCATGAACGCCTACCCTGAGACTTTCAAGGCGGGAGAGGAGCTCCCAGACGAGCTCACCCACCTTGTAGGTCAGCACCTGTTCACTGGCAAGGCAACCGACAAGGTTGCTAAGGTCGAAAAGACCCAAGCAGCCAAGCCGAAGGCTTCCCGCGAAGCGGGAAAGACTGAGCAGCCAAAGCCAGAAGATGTCGTTCCTAAAAAGGGTGCCTCCAAGGCACTCTGGGAAAAGTTCGCGAAGTCTAAGGGAGTATCCATCCCAGACGACGCTGGACGAGACGACATCGTAGAGCTCGTGTACGCCAAGTTCCCGGAGCTGGCAGAGTAAAGCTTCTACGCTACAATAGACTCATGGTTACCATGGGTCTATTTTCTATTTAAGGAGTAACATGGCTTTTTCTTATGTCACAGTCGAGGAGGTGGCTCCTCTTGTAAAAGGCGGAGTGTCAGGCTCCAAAATTCAAATGCTGGAAAGCAAGTTGGTTATGCTCTCCTCTCAGCTATCCGGTCGATTTCCCGGACTGAGAAAGTTTTTCGCAGAGGAGCTACAGCTCGTAGAAGACGGCAGAGAGGAGTTCTCTGACCTCGTTGACCTAGTTAAGGCTATGGTCACAGAGGCCGCTAGGCGGTTTATTGCGAACCCAGAGGGCATGTCCTCAGAGACTATCGGTGTATTTGCGTACTCCCGATTCGACTCTAGCGACCCTCTTAAGGACGCTTTCGACCCTAACGATCTGGCAGCTCTGCGAGCAATGTTGGAAGAGGAAAGAAACGGACAGGTAGGAGCAATTAAGCTGGCGACCGGCGACAACGCCTGGCCTGCCGCGCCAATGCCTAGGCCGTTCACCTACTCCAACACCCGAGGTTTCAAGGATTGGAGACGGTAGTGTTTGGCTTTTTCTCTTCTCAGTCCGCAGACCATGGGGTTATCGATCTCCAAGTGTGGAGAATGACCGGCTCCGGGAACTATAACCAGTGGGGAGACATCGACCCCGCAGCGGAAGAGGCTCCGATTCCGGCTCTGGCAGGCAGAACTCTTGTTGAGACCATCGAGGATTGTGTATTCGAGCCAAGAACGACTAGGCTCAACACCAGAGACCAAGGCGTTGACGGAACCACAACCACGGCTATCACGGTGTTCCTGTCCTCTCTCACTGCGGATATTCGCGAGGGAGACTTCTTCGCCTTCGATAACCACAACGGCAAACTTGAAGCGTGGAGATTGGACGGCGAAGCGTCTACCAATAACTACGTGTCCCCTTTCACAGGGACAATTGGAGGAAGAGAGCTCTTCCTCATGAGAGTTAAGGGGGTGAAGTAGTGGCTTTTTACGGTCCACCGTCGTATGATATATCTAGGAAGGCGCAATATAACGCTAGAGTCCTGGCTCAGGCAGCGGTAGGGGGCCCAGCGGCACTCTACTCTTCTGATTGGTACGACTTCGGTAGAAACTACCTTAGACATAACAAGGTAATCGAGAGAGAGCTCCGCTCCATTGCTAACCGAGGCTTGTTCACTCTGAAAAGGGTAATCCCTCTAGGTGACGCTAAAGACGGACACATGCGAAATGAGCTCAGGGTAGTTTACCTTCGTAGAGCTGGCTTCCGTAGAGACCGTACCGGCTATGCTGTGCAGTATCGAGGAGAAAAGCCTGAGGCTTGGCGTGCCGCCAACCGCAGGTCACAATTTAATTCCACAGCCGAGTTTAGAAACGCTACCCGAGGAATACCGGGTCCTCTGCCTAGCTGGGTAGAGCGTGCAGCAAGGAGAGTTGACAAATAATGCCTGTAGTAGATTATGAACTACCAAAGGTAGAAAGACTTATCGGCCCCGTCATTGCGGAGGGCTTAGTGAAGCCTAACCAATACGGAATCGACCGGGTAGCCCCTTACCAGATGTTCAATGAGCTAGACCCGAGCGGAGAAGTTACCGCTGTAGAAGCTCACGACTATATCGTCTTTTCCAGAGAAGGCGGCTATATGGTAGACGATCACACTAAAGACTCTATTATCGGTCTGCGTATCGACTGTTGGGCTAAGACCCGCTCTAGAGCCGAAGACATGATGAACGAAGTTGTAAAGCGGGTAATCGCCTTGGAAGGCGAGACTCTAGACGGCTTCGACATTGATTATGTAGAGTCTCTTCGTGGTCCTGAGGAGGACAAAAACCTCCTGATCCACGATGAAAGAGTAATGACGAAAGACTTCGAGTTGCACATTGGAGCTAAGTGGATTAGGAAGTAAGTGAGGTGTGATACAATTGCCATGTTAAGTGAACCACGCCACAGACGGCGTGAAGCCGAATGATAGGAGTATTCCATGGCAACGTTTGAGGACGTGCGCGACGCACAATCTCACCTTATCCTTAAGGCCCTCGGTGGCTTCATTGCTGTCGCACCGATGTCCGTAGAAATGCCCGAAACGTTCACCGACGAGTCCGGTGCGCTTGTTGACCTTAAGGCCGCAGGCTTTGAGTCTCTTGGCTGGTTGACCAAGGGTGACGGTATCAACTTCTCCCGCGAGACCGAGAACCAGGAAACCGAGTCTTATGGTGCGTTGGAGCCGACTCGCGTTGACTTCACCAAGGACGTAACCTCTGCTGCGTTCCGTATGCAGGAGACCAACAAGCAGGTCTTGGAGATGTACTACAACACCGACCTGTCTGATGTCACGGTCGGCGCTAATGGTGAGTTCTCGTTCACCAACGACGCTCAGCCTTCCACGATTTACCGACGCATGGTCTACATTGCCAAGGACGGCAATGGTGACAACGCTAAGTACATCATTAAGGCAATGCCTCGCGCAGTCCTTTCTGAGGTCCAGGAACAGGCTTGGTCGGCAGAATCTGAGCTGTCCTACGGTCTGACCGTCAAGGCAACCACCGACGACGACCTCAACTACTCTGTTCGCCACGCATTTGCAGGCCCTGGTATCAGAGAGCTCGTGGCCGATATGGGTTTTCAGACGGGGGAGTAGTAGGCTCGGCTTCGACCCCGGAATCTAGGATCGCTTCGTTCTCTGCCCCTGCTCCACGAGTAGAGACTGAGAGCACTGCCGACTCAGAGCCAGAGCCAGACTCAGAAGAGTAATCAATAGGCCCCCGCACAGAAAAGTGTGGGGGTTGACTTGACTCTAAAATGCAAACGCGATACGATATGACACGATACAGACAATAAACTACCCCTAACGGAAGGTTGCTAAATGGCAAAGTTTGAAGATTTCGTAAAGAAGGCCGAAGGCCGATACAAGGAGACCAGTCCTTACAAGGTGGAGCTGGAAGATACCGTTTACGAGATCGGTAGCCCAGACGCAGTTCAAATGCTAGAGCTCTCCGAGCTCGACGATCACCAGATGCTGGCTCAGCTCAAGGTAATCTTCCGCAAGAACCCTGCCGCGTGGGGTGCCCTTGTTCGTGAGCTGGAAGGCGAGGACGCAGCCGTCTTGCAGGTTATCATTGAGGACATGTTCTCTCACTGGAACCAAGAAGGTGTGACTGCGGGAAAATTAAAGAAGTCCGCGAAGTCCTAGACCTCTACGGAGATCAGCTTCTAGTTGATTTCCAGGTAGAGTACGGAATTGACATTTCCGACTTCTTTACCCCAGCAAGAAGACTCTGGGAGTTCTGGGTGTTTTTCTCAGACCTTCCAGAAGGCTCTCGCACAAAGTCCGCGATAGCAATGAATGAGGAGATAGCCAAGGCGCAAGCGGCAGGCTTATCCGAAGAAGACATCGCGAAAATCTCGGAAGCGAGAGCCAACGGAGGAGGCAAGAGTGGAGATATTTCTCCACAGGGGTACTCCTTAGAAATAGAGAAACTTAACCAGATTATAGACTCAATAAACCTCCTGAGGTTTGTCGTCAGAGGCTCTCTAGGAGCCAAGGTGTCACCCTCGGACTTCAAGACGATGGAGCGGCCTAAGACCGCTTTTGAGCGCGAAGTAGACAAGCGGGTTTTGGCCTATG